CGCCTGAAATCTGACGTAATACCTCTGACACTCCGCCAGCTCCGCAGCATACCCCTTGGACTGGTACTCTGGCAGGGTGTCGGCGGTGTACGCACCTTCGTAAAGTGCTACTTTTTGAATAGTGATAGCAGCTTTTCCTGCCACATTACGAATGAGAAGATTCTTGCCTGATGTGTTATAAATTTTTAGTTTATTGTCCAGCGTTAACCCACCTGCCGCCATCTCGCCCCAAACGAAAGAACCAGTATACCAAACACCATCAACACAAACCGCTGCTGTATATGTCTTCCCTGTCATATCCGCATAGTGTTCTAATACTTGCACTATGCCGCAATAGTTGCTTGCAGACGGTGACAATGTGACACCGCCATTTTCAATTTTTACCAGTCCAGCTTCGTTATTAGCCACCTCCGACTTCCAGCGGTCATGCAGGTATTCGCCGCTTTTTGTGTTAGCGGTCGCGCCGCGCTGGTTTACCGGGTGCAGGAAGTCGCTGTTGTCCAGCAGGTTGTAGTGGGTGTGCTTGACTGCCGCCGCGCCGATCTCCGCGGGGGTGGGCTTGTTTGATGCGTCATACACCTCAACCCAAGAACTGTACCAGCCTTGAGCATTACCGCTTCGCCAATAAGTCGGGCCGCCAGATTGGGTGCGCCAAATCTGGAAAATTTCGGAGCTCTGATGGAAATGAATCAAGATGCCATACTGCGAAGGCTGGGCAGCCAGACAGCCTTTTGCGCTGAAATAGGAATATCCGCTATCAATCTGGCTCCAAGTTTCGATCGTATCATCTTCGGAGGAAGATACGACATTGTTGTCAAGTTTTCTGAAAGCCTTCAAAGCCACCAGAGCGCCAGCCGCGGAAGTCGCTCCCGTGCCACCCTTGCTCAACGGAGCGATGCCATCAATATTGTCGAATTTCGGCCTGTTCAGGCTATCGTAAATCATGGCCCAGGGCTGGCCCCACCCCTGAGCATTGCCGCTTCTGATCCACATAGGGCCGCTTGCATGACATTTCCATATCTGTGTGACTTCGTAGGTGTTGGGCACATAATTCAGGAGCAGTCCGTAATTGCTCGGCTGATTAGTCAGCTGCCCGCCTTTCGAGTACCACGCATAACCGGAGCCAAGAGCAATCCAGTTGTCGATGGTATCATCTTCGACCGTAGATATGGGATCAGTGCCCAGGAAGCCGATATTTCTGAAAGCATCTTTTCTTGTGGCAGCACCCGTGCCGCCTTTGGAAATTCCGAGTTGTGTTTCGATGACATCATCAATCGAAGGTTTATAGACATCATCGTATACTTTCTTCCAAGTACCATACCAGCCGCTTGCATTGCCGCCTCTGTGATACAGCGGCCCAGAAGGTGCATCATACCAAAGCTGGAACATATCATTGCCATCAACGCAGAAGTTGACCAGAATGCCGTAAGTGGACGGCTTGTCAGTCAATGTGCCAGCGTTTGTATAGCGGGCATATCCGCTGCCAAGGGCAATCCAAGCGCTTACTGTGTCTCCATCTTTATTGATGGGGTTTGATCCAAAGTAGGTAAGCAAGCCCGCATCTTGAATTTCCGAAAGCGCGGCGCTCACGCTGCTCCAGAACCAGTTGAAAAACGCGGCCGGGGGCTTGTAGCCTGTCTCGAAGCCCTTCTCCTTTAATGAAGCAGGCGGCTCCGTGCCAGCCGCCAACCATTCCGGTACTTTCTTTTTGAAGCTCATGTGCATCTCCTCCTTTATGCGTTTACAGGCAAGTTGCTGCCATGACTATCTGACAGGAGACCAAAGTATCCGCCAATCGTCTGATCCTCGTTGCCGAAGCCTTTTTCCACGTCATATTCCAGCTCGGTGCCGCCGAACTCGAATGTGCCGGTGAACTCCATAGCCTCCACGAATACGCCCGCGGGCATAAGCCCGGCCACAATCTGCACGGCAGTATTGAGGTCAATGTTGCTTTCGTTCAGCTTTGAAATCGGCAAGCCTTCAACATTCACCCGGCACGCCTCGTCGAGCTCTGTCAAAAGCACCTCGGAAGGATCACAGTCGAAGGTCGTACAAATAGCATTGACGATACTGGTGTGGTCTGCGCTGGCCATGTTGCGGATGACCCTATTCTTGATCAGAATGCGGTATTGCTCGTCCGTTGCAGCACCGCGGGGCTGGCCGAACATATCGCCATACAGGTCAAGGGTCTTGCCGGTCGCCTTGTCTATGTCAAGGCTGTCTGCAATGGCATTGACTGCTGCTCTCAGGTCGTCAAGGGCCAGCTTGTCGATCTCCAGCAGCTTCGCGTTATTGGAATCCCGGCCCTTGGCATAGGCATCCGGGAGGTTTTTGACGGGCTGCTCGCGGTCGAATCGCGTAATCATTATGCAGCCACCTCCACAAGCACGGCAGCGCAAACGGCAACGCCATACTCGGGGATGTCCACATTGGCTGTGCTGTACGTGCTGCCGCCGTCCGTGGATACTTCCAGCGTGGTGACTTCCTGCACGCCTGCGGTGCCATAAATGTGACCGTATACCGAGGAGAGCACGAACGAGTTGCCAATGCCCAGGCCGTTGATGTGGTCAGAGACGTTTTTCTGCACCTGCTCAACGCCGTCATCAGGGAACAGGGAGGTCGTCTTGATCTTCGCCCGAATGGTGAGCATGGTTTTCGGAGCGGGCGAGTAATTGACAACGCGCTCCATGCCGCTCACATCGAGGATGGTGACGGCCTTGTCGCCAACCGTCTTAATGCCGACGGGGCGCTTGTCGAAGATGGCCTGTGCAATTTCCTGCTCGTATTCGTCGCCGCCCAGAACGTAGCACTCGAAGCTGTGCGGAGGCCTGCCGTCGCTGTCCTCCTCGTTCGTGTTGTTGGCGATAACTGCGGCATACTGCACCGTAGGCACGCGGAGGATCGCCGACCGGATGGCCGTTTCGTTGCCGCTGCCCGTACCGGCTACCGCAGCCGCAAACCTCATACGGAGGTCTGCATCGTTCTCCTCATCAATGCCCGGTTTCAAGCATTCAATGCCCTCCGCAGAGGTGATGTTTGCATCGGGGTTGACCACCTTATTGATGGCCGCGGCGCTGCTCAGAGTGCCAACCGTTCCGGCTTCCGTGCAGTATACCGTCACAAGGCATGTGCCATCCTCGCCGATGGTGTAGTCCTGCTGCGTCGCATACGTCAGCTCCGCATCGGTGCCCACAAGGAAATCGGCAGGAATAACGTGGCCCGCGGTGCCGGACACTTTCACGCTGTACTCTGCCGCGGAGGCCGGGTTGCGGACGATTCCCACAAACACCATCAGCCGGTCAAGGCTCTGGCCGGATGCCGTATTCGGAAAGCGTGCATAGTAGACCTGCTCGATCTCCTCCTCAGCCATCGCCTGATCGTAGGCGTTGATGCGAAGGTATTTTCCCAGCACGCTCAATTCGCTCGTGTCGATGTCCTCGCCCAAGAGCTCCTTGGCCCGCTGTTCTTTATCGTTCAGGATTTCCTCAAAAGTCCTGCGCTGGAAGCCTTTTTCCGTCAGCCCCATGCGACCTCACCTCCTACTTCTTCTCCGCTTGCAGTCTGGGCCTTGAAGGTAACGGATGCCTTTCGTGCCGCCTTGTCCACCGCGTAGGTGAACTCGGTAATGGTGAATGTGCTGTCCACCTGCGCAAGGCCCCGTTCAACTTCATACCGCGCCAGCTCCTCGCTGGTGCCCTTGCCGAGAAGGTTGTCAAAGTCAACGCCCTGATCCCAGTCAAAGAACCACTCCTGGAGGTTGGTGCGCAGCACGGTCAACACTTTCTGCTGCAAAAGATTGTCGCCGGTGACGATGCTGATGGCCCCGTTTTCGATCAGCACATCGCCGTTTTCATCAAGAGCGAATCCCTTCATGGCGCTCACCTCCATCAAAGAATGCCGACAATGATACTGTCGGAAATGCTATGGTAGCCAGCCGGGGGAAGCTCATTGCTGCCGCGCCGCGCTGCGTCGATATTCCTATCCGCACACAGACAGGCCACAAGGTCGCCCGCGGCAATCTGGATAGGCACGGCAACGGTTGTCGAACTGCGAGAGGTTTTGATGCTCTCCGCGGTGACTTCCCCGTCGCCGTCAACGCTTACGCTCGTAATGTAGGAGATGGTTTTTGTGCCGATTTTATATCTGCACGCAACCGGAACATTGTCGACGACGGCTTGCGCTTTCGTGGCCGTGCTGCCGGTCTCCTTTATCAGGCCGAGCGGCTGAACCTTGGCGGTTTTGCCGTCCGTCGAGATCACCCTGCCGATATAGCCGCAATGCAAGTCTTTCAGCTTCTTTTCGATTGCAGCATCAACAAAGGCCATATTCCCCATACGCTCACCCCCTCCTTAATACATTTTTGCTATGGTCACGGCCTCGTAGGCCGAAAAGCGGTGCTCGCCGCCACACACTCGGTATGTGCCATCTGCCGACTTGCTTTCCAGATCGACAATCGCTCCGGCGCTCATGCGGTGCTGCAGCAGCATTTCCACCTCGAAGCCGTTCACGATGTCCGTGTAATCCTCGGCGGTGATTTCCTCCGTATAGGCGATGGGCGAACCGATCATACCGGTATCGCTGGACACCTTGAAGTTCAGGTTGTCGCCCTCCGTGATATATCGGGCGTACACCTTGCCCTTGCTCACATAGACGGAAATCCCGCATACCTCCGCATACTGCTTGATGTTTTCCATCAGGTCGCCATCAACTGTCTGCGCATCCTTGTATGTGTGATCTCTGCGAATGCTGAACACGGCAAGCGGAATTCCCGTCTTGCCGATCAGCGTTTTCAGGATGTAGCTTGCCTTGGTTCCAGCCGCGAAGGCGATGCTCTCGATGCTATGGTCTTTGATGTCGTCCATCGCATAGATGGTCGTCACCTTGTCCGTGCCTTCGTAGGCGGTTTTCACCTTGGAGATATACCCCTTGAAAAGCACGCCGGTATCGCCCTTGTAGCCCGCCTCGATGGAGATTTCCGCGTCCTTTTTGAGCTGCTTGATCGTATTGTCAGACAGGTTATAGACGACGATCTCGGCCTCATTCGGCTCCATATCGTCATCAAAAGGAACAGTAAACTCCAAGTCCAGCGTTTCTGAGGAGATCGTAACATTGCCGCTTATCACGGTTGCCACGCTGCCGAACACGCCGTCCGGGCGGATGTCGTATGGGGTTTCCCATTGCTCCATCGCCTTCACAAGGGCGGAGGCGAGCTTGTTTTCATGGCTTTGCAGGATCGCTTTGGAGGTATCAGTCGTCATCGTCTTCCACCGCCCAACTGGTGACGATCAGCTGCACCGTTTCGCCCAGGTTGTCATAGGTCACGGTATGGCTATCACCACTAAGATCAAGTGGGATAATGGCAACCGACGGGAAATCCTCCTGCCGGTATACATCACACCACAGCGGAACGCCGTACATAATCGGCTCACCTGCGCATACAAGCTCGCCGTCCTTGTACAAGTCCACCGTGAAAAGCTCTGCCGTTGCGTTATAGCTGAAATGCAGCGTAAACAGAGCGTCGCCGAGAACGATGTCGCATTGGTATGGCAGCAGCTCTTTGTTGATTTCAAGAACAGTCAATTCATCTCCCACGAGCTTCCGCCTCCCTTACATAATCGTCATTTTTCTGTCCAGAATACTCTTTGCCCTGGTCTTCTTGGCCGCGTTCGTTTTCGCCGTGACGGTCTTTGCCGTGCTTTTCGCAACGGTCTTTTTCTTGACCTGCTTGGTGCCAGCGTTGGTCTTGCCACTGGTAGTCGTCGCAGGGATGCACTCGATGTTGGCCTTGTCCACCCATCCGTACACCTTGCCGCCATCCTCGGAAATCAGGTGGTAGGAATGCACCGACCAGGAGCGAGTGTTGATGATCGTCACCTTGCATGTGCTGCGCCCGCGGGTAGCCGCTTTCTTTTTTGCATCAGAGGACACATACACCGGGCCGCCCTTGAAGATCACCTTGTCGCCCACCTTGATGGTGGACGTGTCTTTCTTTGCAGCAGTCTCTTTCTTCGTGGTGCTGGCCTTTTTCGGCACATATGCACTCTTGGCAATGCGCACCTGCTCCAGCTCCATGGAAAAATCAGCGCCGCCGTTGATGGTGTTCGGGTGGTCGGTATTAAAAGACCGAATCTGCATGGAGGAGGCCACATTCCTGCCCTTGTACATCAGGAGCGTGCCTGCCGCCTGCCATGCTTGAATCTTGGAAAGCACTTCGGAGGCTTTCATGCCGCTGTAATCGACGATTTTCCCGGCCAACGACAAGGAAAGCGCCTTGGCTTTCACCGTGTCGGTAGTGGGGATTCCTTCCTCCACGGGATGGGAGGTCGAATCGACCTCCCGCCCCATGCTTTCGTCAATAACGTGGATATACAGGCCGTTCAGAATTGCCATACATTACACCTCCCGCAGAACATGGTTCTTGCGTTCCATGCTTTCAAAGGTTTCCTTGATCGCCTCATTGACCCAGCGCTTGACTTTCCGAGCCGTGGCCCGGTCGTCCTGCGTGCCGCTGATCGTCAAGTTGAACTGCGGGGCAATGCTGGTATAGTCGCTGTTTCCGCCGTTGTTGTAGACGATGCCGCCGTCCGATTCGGGGCGGTATCTTCCGCTGTACGGGAGCGAAGCATCGCTAACCTTGAGCGCCACGTCCTTGATGTCAGGGATGCCCTGCTCCATGCCGACCGCCAAGCCGCCGGTGATGAACTTGCCCTGGCCCATCGTTACCTTCGACGGGCTGTTGATGTCCATGGCATCGTTAATCGTCTTGGAAATGGCGGTGGCGATGTTGTGCGCCGTATTCATGAGCGTGGCTTTTTTACTCAGCATGCCGAGGTTGAGGCCCTGCATGATGGATGCGCCGGACGTGTAGAACGATTTGACCTTGCCCGTGATAGCATCGCAGCACGCCGTCAGGCCCGTTTCGACGGCAGTTGCGGCATCGGTCATCCCGGTCTCCACGGTGGTGACGATGTTCGCCAGAGTGGTGCCGAGGGTGCCATCAATAGACGTAAGGGTCTCAGGCAGATCGGCTACGGCACCGAGCTCGGAGAAGAAGGTCTTCATGTTCTCCACGTTCAGCCCGTTGATCTTCGTGAAGAAGGTCGCTGCATTCGTGGCGAAGTTCGACAAGCCCGTGCCCATGGATTCGAGCTGACTGGAGCCGAGGCCCAGGAAGCCCTTGTCCGCTGCCTCAGAATCAATATTGATGCTGCTCAGCGTATCAAACAGGGACTTGATCGGGGTGAAATCCGTTCTGCCGCCCAGGTTCGTGAAGAACGACGCGATGTTCGTTGCCACGCCGGGGAGCTGGCTTGCAATGTTACTCAGGCCGGTGGACGCATCGCCACCGAACCATCCAGCAATGCCGCCTTCCTTGGGCATAGCCTTGATGCCTGCGAGGGCTTCAAACAAGCCAGACAGGCCGGTGAATGCGGCCTCCGGGATAGTAGAGAGCGTCGTCAGGGCCGTAACCATACCAGCGCTGGCGAGCGACTGGATGCCGGATGCAATGTTCTCGAAGTTGACCTCGCCCTGGAACCAACCGACCACGCCGCCGTCCTTCGGGAGAGACGAGATGCCAGCAAGGCAGTCAAACAGGCTGCTCATTTTCGTGAACGCTTCGTCCGGGATGTTCTGGAACGTCGTGAAAGCTCCGGCAGCACCGGCGAGTGCGTTCAGGCCGGTTGCCATCTTGGTATAGTCAACCTCACCCTCGAACCAGCCAACGACACCACCCTCCTTGGGCATGCTGCTGATACCGGCCAGGCAATCGAACAGGTCGTCAGACCGTTCTCTCTGGCATAGTCCAGAATGGTAGGATCCCTGACATCCTTCTTCTTGGAATACCAGCAGGAAAGCTTGCCCTTCATGTCCGCGGTACGCAGATCCTCATCGGTGATG